AGATCTACAAGTCCATGAACATTCCGTTCCTGGGCAAGTTCGGTACTAACTCCAGCCTGCCTTTGGCTGGTGATTTCGTTGGCGAAACTATGGCTGCTGACACCGCTGTGTCTGGCGACAACTATGGCTCCCGTAACAACTACGGTGGTCAAGTCTTCGGCAAGTCCTGTGGTCTCATCTTCCAGAAGGAAGCCGCAGGTGTTGTGGAAGCTATCGGACCTCAAGTCCAAGTGACCAGTAACGACGTGTCCGTGATGTATCAGGGCGACCTGATCGTCGGCCGTCTCGCTATGGGCGCTGACTACCTGAACCCCGCAGCTGCTGTGGAGTTCGTGGTTGACGTTGCTCCTACCGTTACCAACGGCGCTGTGGCTACCACTGGTGCTGCTGCATTCTGATTTACCTATCTATTTATTAGATCTACGGGGGACCTTCGGGTCCCCTTTTTTTTATTCATATGACTACTCCCTCTACGATTTCACTCGATACCGAACTATCCGCAGTTAACTCTATTCTGGGGAGTATCGGTCAGTCTCCAGTTACAAGTCTCGACTTCACTAACCCTGAGATTTCTTTCATTCATAATCTTCTTCGTGAAGTTAATGTCGATATTCAGAATGAAGGCTGGTCTTTTAATACTGAATATCACGTCACCTATTCACCTGACACTAATGGTTACTTTGTCATTCCTCCTAACGTAATTAGGTTTGACGTACATGATAATCAAAACATCAAAACTACTAATGTAGTCAAACGTAACGGAAGGCTTTATGACAAGTACAACCACACCGATGTATTCACCGCAGATCTTGATCTCGACGTCGTTACCCTTTACGAGTTCAGCGATCTTCCTTCTGTCTTTCAACGCTACATTACTTACCGTGCTGCTGGCAGAGCTGCTGCTCAGCTAGTTGGTAACCCTCAGCTCGTACAGCTTTTAGGTACACAGGAAGCTCAGGCACGTGCTGCCTGTATGGAATACGAATGTGATCAAGGCGATCACACCTTTATGGGTTGGCCTGATGGCACCTCATACAACGCATATAAACCTCATCACGCACTACGTCGCTAATGGCAAGCATTACTCAGACTATCCCTAGTTTTACTGGTGGTATCTCACAACAACCTGATGAGCTGGTACTACCAGGGCAGGTGAAAGATCTAGTTAACGGTATCCCTGACATCACGGATGGTCTGGTAAAGCGTCCTGGCAGTAGGTTTGTCAATTCTCTGTCTGGTGCATCTACTGGTACTTGGTTTAGTTACTACCGTGACCAAAGTGAAGGTGCTTACATTGGTCAAATTCAAAGAAATGGCACAGTAAGAATCTGGGATTCATCAGGCAACGCAGTAAGTGTTAGCGGTAGTTCTAGTTCATACCTGACACACAGCAACGATGAGGACATCAAATTTTTAACTATTGCTGATACTACATTTGTCACTAACGTCACTAAAGAAGTTAAGCGTACAAATGATAAGTCTGATGACCGTGCCGTCAGTATTGGCGATAGCAATAATAATAAATACCAAGCATTTGTTGAGCTTCGTCAACTTGCTCATGGCAGAGAGTACAGTTTCAGCGTTGCTTCTACTAATGATTCTGAAGTCAGTATTACTAACTCTGGGGAAGGAAGAGCTACTTCAATCTTTGTAGCTACGCCCAGCGGTGGCACTCCTCCTAACGGTTACGAGACTATTGCACGTGGTAATGCTCAGACAGGTATCAACCCCAACTGCGAACATCAAGCATCTGAAATTTTTACTGTAAACAGCGGCAACGGTAGAAACCTTGTCTTCCGTCTGACCGCCACTTGTCAGGTAGCGGTGCAAGAAAACGTAGGAAGCGGTAACTCTCTAGATGGTAATGACTATGTCGGTGTTTACAACGTCACAGTAGAGCTTCTCAATGGTGGATATGGCTGGGCTCCAAATAATACAGTAACCGTACAAATGCGGAATGTGAATTACACCGTTACCGTTAAAACTATTCAGCAGATAAACGCAAGAATAGGTTTTGGATTCTTTAGACCACAGCCATCTTCGTTTGATGCAAACGTAGATGTTTCTGCTGACAGTATTTTAAGCCAAGCTGTTAAGGGATCTGGTACTGGAGAAATTAACCTAAATGTAGTTCAAAAAATTGGCAACGGTTTATTCCTAGCGCATAGCTCGCCTTTTACTGTTCAAACATCTAACCCAGACTTGTGGCGGATTACTCCTACGGAGATCAATAATGCTTCGGAGCTGCCTAGGCAGTGTAAGCATGGGATGATTGTTAAAGTAATTAGTAGTGCTGACTCTGTTGACGATGATTTCTACCTTAAGTTTATAGGTAACAACAATACTGACGGTCCGGGTAGTTGGGAGGAATGTGCTGGTCCTGCTATCTACACAACGCTAGATGCAAGTACACTTCCTCAGATTATTCAACGTCAATCTAATGGTAGCTTTACTGTAGGTACATATACATGGGATACCCGTGAAGTCGGTGATAACAACACTAATCCTTTTCCATCCTTTATCAGCGATGTAGCTAATAATGTTGGTAAAAAAATTAGTCAGACTTTCTTTCACAGAAACAGACTTGGATTCCTTTGTGAAGACAATGTCATCCTAAGCAGAGCTGGTGAGCCAGGTAACTTCTTCCAAGAATCTGCTTTGGTCATTGGTGGGTCAGATCCTATCGATATCCAAGCAAGCTCTACTCAGCCTACGCAGCTTAAATCTGCAATTGAAACCAACACTGGTCTTGTCATTTTTGCTGAGACACAGCAGTTCTTGCTGCATACTGACAGTGATTCGCTGACACCTGAGACGGGTAAGCTGTCGAATATATCTACTTATAGATACAGCCCGAAAACTGAGCCCGTTTCCCTTGGAACAACACTTGGCTTTATCGACAGTGCTGGCGTCAACGGTCGTTTCTTTGAGGTCTTTGATATTCGTCGTGAAGGTGAACCCAACATGGTTGAACAAACCAAAGTTGCACCTAAGCTGTTGCCTCATGATTTAGATGTCATGACAAACAGCAGAGAAAATAACACTATATTTTTCTCTAAATCTGGCACTGCAGAGATCTTTGGTTATCGCTACTTCAATACTGGAGACAAGCGTGCTCAGTCAGCTTGGTTTAAATGGACCTTGCCGCACAACATTGCACATTTGTTTGTGCTTGATGATGAGTTGTTTATCATTAGTAGCGATTACAAGTTGTTGAAGATTGCTTTGCAGAAGCTTGATACTGCTCGTGATGTTGTCGGTGATAACTTCTACGAAAATACTCTTGATGGTGGTTATTCTGTTCATCTCGATTCGTCGGTATCTCTGACAGCAGGCTCTTATGACGGTACATACACGACTGTCTCACATAGTTTTACAGGCACTGGAACCAAACTTGGTGCAGTCAACCTGTCCACTGGTGAAGTGTTTATGGAAGACGAGACACAACGGAGCGGTACTACCTACAAATTCAATGGTGATTTTGCTGGTGACACTGTTGTTGTTGGCTGGCTCTATGAGCTGAATGTCAAACTTCCTCGTATCTATGTCAAACAAAAGGCAGGTGAAATCACTACATCTGACGTCACTGCATCGTTGACCATCCAACGTGTACATCTTCGCTTTGGTCCTGTAGGACAGATCCAAGTCAGGCTTCAACGTTTAGGTAAAGACCACATCGAAACAACGTATGAATCTACACCTATGGATTACTACGATGCAGATGAAGCAACGTTTGTCCCTGAGAAAACTCAAACAGTCCCTGTGTATGAGCGTAATAAAAACTGTAATCTTGTATTGAAATCACTTCACCCTGGACCTGCTCAGTTTATCTCAATGACGTGGGAGGGTGACTACACACCCATGCACCATAAGCGTGTCTAAATACATTCATCCAATCACAATGCAGGCTGCCTATGAGGTGGCCTGTAACCTACTTCCAGAAGACTACAAAGAGGTTGTGGAAGGTCATGGACATGACCCTAAACGCAGCCTGCCACTAGGTGCTAAGTATGGCGACTCTGTCTACTTCACAGTACCGAACGGTGACCTTGCTGGATGTGCAGGAGTAAATCCACAGGGAGCTATATGGATGCTCTGTACTCCTGCTATACACAAATATCCAATTACATTCGCCAGAGAAGCGAAACGCTATGTAGAAGGTCGATCTGAAAAGCTTCTTTGGAACATAGTTGATAAGCGAAACACCACCCATCTAAAGCTTCTCAAATTCCTAGGTTTTAAATTCCTTCGGGAGTTTCCCCATGGACCTAACAATTTAACCTTTATAGAATTTTGCCGTGTGCGAACCCGTTAGTGCAACGTTAGGGGTTTTGGGTGCTGCATCTAGTGCTGCAGGTGCTATTGGTGCACACCAAGATGCTTCAGCCCAAGCTGCTGCTCAGAACCGCTCTATTGCTAATCGAGCCAATCAAAGAAACGCTCAGTACGAACTTGAATCTCTACAAGGCGTTGCTGAATACAATACTGCGAAACTAGATGTTGAGCGCAAACAAGATGAGGTAGGTCTGGAATTTTCTCGTGCCGCATCTGAAGAACAGCTCAGAGAAGATGATGAAATTAACCAATACTTGATGCAAGATCAAGATCTAGCAGTCAAGTTAATGGCTGGTAGTGAAGTAGATGAAGGTGGTCGTTCACGTACACGTGGTCGAAATCTCAAGCTTGCTATTGGCAGACAACGTGGATCTAACGTCGCTAATCTTGCTCGCGGTCGTATTGCTTCTACGATTCGACTTAATGATGCTCGACGTAGAGCTAACAAACAAAATCAAGCCTTGTATGAGTCTGTAGCTAATCCATATCGTTCAGGTCCTGCACCTAGTCAAGATATTGAATTCGTCAAAGGTCCGTCACCATTGGGTCTTGTCGCTGGACTTGCTAGTGCTGCTGTTTCTGGCGCTTCTACATACAACCAATTTGCACCTGAATCTAAGAGGATCGGAGCGCCTAAGCCTGCGCCTAAGAAATCTAATTAACTATGACATCTTCTTATCAAGGATTAGCTGGCAACCGTAGCGCTGGTGCAGACCCTACTGCTGACTTCCTGCCTGCTCAACAGCAAGCTAATCAAAAACTAAAACAAGATATTGATCGATTTAATCAATCGGTCAATGCTAACGATGCAGCTCGTATGGAAAATGCCAAACGGGCTGGTGATACCGCTAGAGCAATAGGTGAACTTTCTGCTACTGCAGCAAAAGTCCTTGGTGGTATCCAAGCTGAGCGTATTAAAAAGTTTCAATCTGAAGGTCAGGCGCTTGCCGCTGCAGGTATCACTGATCAAGAAAAACTTTTAGAGGCTCAAGAGAAATACGAGGCTGAACAGAAAAGGACTCAAGAACAGCTAGATGGAGTTGCTGATAAAGCAGCAAAAGATGGCAAGCCTTTTCACGTCCTGAATGGCATCAAAAAACTGAATGCCTATCACTTGGACGAGATCCAAAAGATTCAGATTGCGGACCTTGCAACTGTAGTTACCTCAGAGTTTCCTCAGTACTACGAAGACCAAGGTGGTGCCAGTATGTCACGTGCTGATCAAATGGCACTTCCTGGTCAGTTCCTAACTGACAACTACGAAAGGTTTTCTGGCTTTAATCCTGGGTTTGTCACTAAGTATGGTCTTCCTGCTCTAAACAAGTTTAGGGATGAACAACGTCAAAAGATTGACTTTCAGTGGACTCAGACTACAAGTGCACAGACTTCTGACCGTGCCATTAACACATTGCTTGTAGACGGAAACATTGGCAATGCTGTCAATTCTCTTTCTACCACTGTTGACTCTAAAGGCAACGTACGTGGTCCTGCTGCAGCTTATAAGTATCTCGTAGAAACTGTCCTGCCTAAGGCAATCAAAGCAAACCTTGTCAGCGTCACTGACGTGCAAGAGATGTTTGCTAAGAGTGAAATGCCTGGCATGAATGGCAAGACCTATGGCGACCTAAAAAAGATCGACATGAATACGTTGATCGAGACGGCAGAGGCTGACATCAACAGTGACTTTAGTCGTAGGGAAACAACAAGGAATAATGCTTTCATTGCAGAAGAAGAACAGTGGATGCAAACTACTGATCTTTCTACTTTGACTAACGATGAAATTGAACAACGTCAAAACCAGTTTATCCAGACATATGGCAAACGCAGCACAAAGCTAGATCAATACAAGCTTCACTTGTCTGTTGACGCTGTCCAGCTCAAAGAAGCTGACAAAGCAGCACAACGTCTGATCGAAAGCAACAGCTTGACGACTGAACGTCTTCTGAAAATGCCGTGGCAAATTCAGCAACAGTATGGAGCTATCGCAGCAGCTACTGACAAAGTTGCTGGTGATAACTACAAAGTTCAGGAAGAAGCAGTTAAGGATGCTGTTGAAAAGAAAGCCAGTGTCACCCCTCTTGGTTCAAGAGATCCCAGTGTTGGTGTAGTTACTTCTATTTATCAAGCCAAGTTTCACGAGAATCTCCGTCAACAGCTTGAAGCAGGTAACCCTAATGCACTTAATGATGCATTGAGCATTACTCTTCAAGACTTTAATGCTTGGTCTGCTGATTCTGCAAACTTTAGCAATAACGGTTACAACGTCTTTGCTGACGCTGCTACCGCACAAAACCTGCAAGCCAATGCACGAGTAGAGCAAGAAAGAGTTAACAGCGTTATTCGTACTTACGGCGCTCGCTCTTTAGATCAAGTGGGTCTAGTTAACTCCACTGTTCTGCGTAACGACGCTGCAAACTTTGGACAACGGGGATTCAAACATCATCCTCAGATTCAACGTATCAGCCGGATATTGCAAGTAGATCCGATTACAGCTACTAATAAAATGATTGAAGCTTACAACTTAGCTAACCAGGCGCAAGGTAATCCTATTCCTTTAATTTCTTTGTCTCCTGCTGCTGAGGCTATTAAAGATGATCTCCCTCCACAAGCTAAGGCTAAGTTCCTTAGCAACCAAGGACAGATGACACCTAATGTTTCTCTGCAGGTGATGTCGCAGCTTCCTGGTGACTACCGTCCTGAGATGGTGCCTAGTGGTTATGGCGATCTTGTCGCTAAAGCTGCTCAGCAATACGACATTCCTCCTGCCATTTTGGCTGGCTTGCTTGAGCAAGAAAGTGGTTATCTGCCTGAAGTAATTAAAGGTAAGCGGCTTAGTCGTTCTGGTGCGATCGGTATTGCTCAGTTCCTACCAGGCACTGCTGAACAAATGGGAGTTGATCCGGTTAACCCCGAGTCTGCGATCCCTGGTGCTGCTAAATACCTTCGACACCTTATGGATAATTATGGGTTCGACCTTCGTACAGCAATCTATGCTTACAACGCTGGACCTGGAACAGTTCAACGCTACGGCGTAGGTGCTACTGAAGAAAACAAAAATTACTACCCTGGCATCATCAAAAGAGCTGCCAAGTATGGATATAAAGCTGCCTTCCGTGACCCGTCAATGATGCGTCCTGTCTTTCAATAACAACTAATGGCAAATGAATTTCTAGATGAGATTCTTAACGGTACGCCGGAGTTAGTAGAGGGAGCAATCGAAACTTTAAATGCACAAGATCTAGCCACTGCTGAACAAACAAAAGTTCTAGATGGTGCAGATGAAGTTGAGGCTGCTAACGCTGTACAAACTTCTGAATCTCCACAAGACAGCGGTTCTACGGAACCTGCTCAACCTGTTGAAGAGGCAGGAAACTCAGGGCTGTTGTCCGATCAGTTTCTTTCTGAAGCAACCAAAAGCATTAAAAACAGTCAAGAGGAGAAGTTAGCCATTCCTGTCGGTGTGGTTGACTTCGCTATTGACTCTATTAACACAATTGGCAACATTGTTCTTCGTGATCCTGGAGTCACCATTGATGACTCTGGGAACTTTCACTACAAGCAAGGTGCCGTAAATATCCCTAAGCTTCCTAAGTTTGAAAGCAAAGTAGCACAAGCTACACGGGAGATCTCTTCCGTTGTTGCTCCTAATATCTTCATTGCTGGTAAAGCTTTGCAAGGTGCTAGAGCACTCAACGCTGCAAATATCAGCCGTCAAGGTCTTGGTTGGCAACTTGGAAGCGACAAAGCTTTCCAATGGTTTGCCTCTACTGGTCTGACTGCTGGTATTGGTGCTGGTATTGACTACGTCTCCGAAGCCAGTACTGACGACAACCTAGGTGGCACTCTTAAAAAGAGTTGGCCTAGAACTTATAGCTGGATCTCTGACGACTGGGCTACGCTTGATTCCGATAGTCCTGATGTTAAGCGCAACAAAAATATCAATGAAGGAATCTTTGCTGGATTGTTTAGTGACTTCCTGCAAGGCGCAGCAAAGCTCTTTAAAATCCGTAAAGGGATTAAGGAAGTAACCAAGTGGATCCCTGAAAATGAAAAGGCAAAGAATGCCAAGGTATGGTCAGAGGATCCAGAAGACTTCCTCTCTGATGATCCTGTAGAGAACACAGTCCTTAATTCTGCTAAGCGTCGTACTGAAGCGCTAGATCAAACAGGTGGGTACAACTATTCCATCTCTGATGGTCAGCTTAATGAGCCTGTATTCGGCCTTCACGAAGCCTACGATGCTGTTGAAAGTGGCTCTAGGAGTGCTGACCCCAAAGGGGTGCTTGGAGCTTCTGTAGACGCTGTACGCATCGATAAGAACATTGACACAGTCTACGGACGACTTGGCAGTGTAATGACTGAAGGTGCCATCAAGTTCTCCAATAAGGCTGGTGATGCGGGTCTTGCTGTCATCAAAGGTCTCAAAGAGACACTGATCGAAGCTGGTGAGTATGGCTATCGCACTGATGGTGGTCGTTATATCTCTCATAAAGAGGTGATGGCATCTGGTGAAAAGATTGCTGCTGACCTGTTGGAGATGGATGTCTCCGAAATGAAGCGAATGTTTCGCAACCTGTCCGGTAAAGACGTTGACACTGGACTTAGTGAGCTGAACTCCGAAGCCTATGCAGGTGTAATGAAGGCTATTGGTGAGTACACCAAAGAGTTTGCCAACATGGATCACTTCCGTGCTGCTGGCTATGTAGCTACTTCAACTGCTGGTCAGATCTCTGACATGGCTCAGGCTTCTCGCCTTGCCGACAGCGTGTCTGCTGTGAGTCGTGCACAGGAACAGGTACTTGATCGTATTGAGTTTCTGATGCAAGTCAAAGGCCAAACGTCTTATGTACGTGGTCGTGCTTTGAACATGCTGAATCTCTGGAAAACCGATCCTAAAAAGGCAAAAGAGGCAGTTAAAAATACCAAACAAGATACGATCGACAAGCTAAAGGAGATCTCTGAGGAAACCTCTGACACGATCGCTACCTTGCGTGCTGTCAAAGAACAACGTCCTGAAATGCTGGGACCGTTGATGCTTGCTTATGACATTACTGATGGCAGTGTCAGCTCTATGTCCAAGCTAAATCAGTATGTACGAAATACCACTGGTACTGTCAGCAAGATGTTCTTTGACGGCAGTCCTGACTTGGAGTCTGTTTGGCTTCAGGGTGTGTGGTCAAACATCTATAACTCTGTGCTCTCTTCTATTGGCACTCCGTTGAAGGCTACGTTCAGCAACGTTGCTCTAATGATTGAGCGTCCTATTGCTACCTACGCTGGCGCAATGCTGTCTGGTGATGGAGCTACTCTCCGCAAAGCGCACTATATGTACACCGTTGGTATTGGTGAGACCTTGGGTCGATCCTTTAACCACATGAGTCAGGTATTTAAGCGTGCTTCTGCTGACCCTTCCTCGGTTGGCTACATCATGCGTGATGACATTGTTCGCAAGAATGATGACAAGATTGCATTGCTGAACTCTTTTGCAGAAGCTGCAGAACAACGTGGTGAATCAGCACCAAAAGCAATGATGGTGCAGGTTGAAGCTATGAATGACTTGGCAGAACATCCACTGCTTCGCTTCAGTGCTAACGCTATGACAGCGTTTGACGGCTTTACTCGTTCTTTCATTGCCAACATTGAGGCAAGAGGTCGTGCCTACGACACTCTGATGAATGCTGGTGACAAGGTTACTGCTAAGCGTGTTCGAGCTATGGCTCGTAATACCTACGGTCAGATGTTTGATGAATCTGGAATGATCACAGATGAAGCTGTTGATTATGCCAGCCGTGAGATTGCAATGAACTTGGATGCTCCAGGTCTCCGCAGTCTTAACGGATTGATTTCACGGTATCCCATTGTCAAACCGTTCATGATGTTCCCTAAAACATCTATGAGCATGATTGCGTTTACTCGTAGCCATACTCCTTTGGGGTTGTTTGTGCGTGATGTTGATACCTTTAGTACTAAATATGCACGCCAAAGCAAAGAAAATGTTCGGTCCTTGCTAGAGGCTCGTGGTGTTCCCTACAGCCCTGAGACTGCAGAAGCTGCCTACAACACTATTGCTGCTGAACTGAAGGGACGTCGTGCTATCGGCACGCTGTCTGTCCTTGGTGCTGGCGCCTTGTTCACTGGTGACCGCCTACGCGGCAATGGCCTCTACGACAAAGAGAAGCAGAAGGTACGTCGTGAGACTGGTTGGCAGCCCCGTACGTACAAAGGTCTTGACGGCAAGTGGTACAGCTACGAAAACCTCGGTGCCATCAGCGATTGGCTTGCTCTGACAGCCGACGTCATGGACCACTTCGACACTCTAGATGAGCCGTCACTGGAGCTGATGCTCAATAAGTCTGCTCATGTCCTTGCAGCAAACCTGACTAACAAATCATTCCTTGCTGGTCTTGAGCCTATGAATGACGTGTTGGCTGGTAACCCTGCTGCATTGTCACGCTGGGGTGCAAGCTTCCTTAGTGGCCTTGTTCCTGGTAGCGGTTTCCGTAATGAGTTTGCACGTCTGATGACACCGCAACTCAAAGAGATGGAGCAAGATTTCTTGCAACTTTTGGCTAACCGTAACCCAGTTTTCAAAGATCAACTGCCTGATGTCTATGACTGGATTGATGGTGGCAAGGTTGGTGAACCTACCAATTTCTTCCAAAGAGCTTGGAACACCTATTCACCATTCATGAAGCAGAGCGACAGCCTTAGCGAAGAAAAGCAGTTCCTAATCGACATTGAATTTAATGCTCGTCCTACCTTGAGTACTAATGGCAAAGGTGTTGAACTTACCCCTGAAATGCGTTCACAAATCACTAACGAAATGGGTAAGAACGGTGGGTTTAAACAGGCTATTCGTGAAGTCATGAATACACCTGAAGGTAAAGCCTTCCGTGAACAATGGAAAGAAGCAGCTCGTAGCGGTATTTATCCAAAGCTTGCTGACTACAAAAACGTCCACCGTATGCTTACACAACGACTTCGTGCTGAACAGAAGTACGCAATGTCTCGTGTAGAGCTTGCTCCTGAAATTGCTGAACTTGAGTTTACTAACAACCAAATTGAAGAGGCAACTCGTTTAGGACAAATTGAACGTATTAGACAACTACAGAACAACTAATGGCTGAATCTCAATACACAGCTCCAGCCACTTACACTATTACTTTCCCTTCGTTGTCTCAAGCTGAGGTCAAGGTAAGTGTTAATGGAGCGGAACTTTCTACCAGTAACTACTCCATTTCCGGTTACGCAACCTCTGGCAGTGGTACTGTAACTATTACCTCCACCGTTAACACTGGTGACATTGTCCGTATCTTCCGTGATACTGATGTCACTACTCCTGAAGCTACGTTTGCTCCAGGTGCGTCAATTAAGGCGAACGACCTCAACGAAAACAACCAACAGCTTCGCTATAAACTTGAGGAAAAAATTGATGCTTCTAACATCGCTACTGCTGCTGTTGTTACTGATGCTATACGTGATTTAAATGTCACTACAGCTAAACTTGCTGATGGCAGTGTAACTACCGTCAAGATTGCATCCGATGCTGTTACTAACGCCAAGTTGGCTGACAACTCGGTTGCAATCGAACAGATGCAAGACAACTCGGTAGATACACCTGAGCTTGTCGATGCTGCTGTTACTAACGTCAAACTAGCAGATAACTCTGTTAGTCAAAGCAAGATGCAGGACGACTCCGTCGGTACTGCTGAAATCATTGACCTCAACGTCACGACAGCAAAGCTAGCTGATAATGCTGTCACAACCGTCAAAATTACTGACGACAACGTAACAGAGCCTAAGCTTGCTCCTAATTCCGTTACTAACCGACAGATTGCTGACGGGTCTATTAGCGGTGCCAAGATTACTAACGGCACCCTTGATATTCAAGCTGTCCTAGATGTTGACTTTAGAACTCTTGCTGAGCAAAACGCAGGTCCTAATGATGTAGGCAACGACGACGAGATCTCCACTACTGCTGCTAATAACAAACGGTATGATGTTATCTACCAATCAGGTACACCTTCATCAACCGATTTTGTTACTGGTAAGCTTTGGTACGATCATGCTAATGACCAAACACTTTATGTTTGGGATGGTAGTAACTGGCTGGGCATCTCATCTGGCGGTACTTTTGTCACGCAACCAACCGTCATTTGGGTTGATAGTGTCAACGGTCTAGATACTAATGATGGTCACCGTGTCATTGATGCGATGAAGACCATTAAGGCTGCTGTTGCATCTGCAGATCATGGTGACATTGTTCTTGTAGCCCCTGGTGTCTATCGGGAAACTCTTCCCATCGACATTACTGTCAATAACCTGTCAATCGTTGGTCAATCTCTTCGTAGTTGCTTTATTCACCCGACACCGGCAACTGAAGAGAACATCATGTTCCGCGTTAACAGCGGTACACAGATTGCTAACTTCTCTTTTGGTGGTCTTAAGGCTAGCGGTACACGTGGTGGTCACGCTATTGACTCTGACAGTACCTACGGACTTCCTACTAACCAGGCTTTTGTTTGCGCGTTCTATCCAAACGCAGTCATCTATAAGTCTCCGTACATCCAGAACTGTACAAACTTTGCTGACTCTGGGATCTACAACCACACACAAGCTGAATACAACGCTAACAACAGCCTTGGTGGTTTCTTTGACCCTAATAACGTTCAGCAAGGTGGTTTCGGTGGTGACCTTACTTCCGGTCCTACTGGTGGTGGTCTTTTGGTTGACGGCGCTACCGTGGCAACTAACTCACCACTCCGTTCAATGGTGGTGGATTCGTTCACGCAAGTTACGCTTGACGGTCCTGGCATCCTTTGCTGCAACAACGGTTATGCACAGCTTGTGTCGTTCTTCGGCACCTTCTGTCACTACCACGCAAAGGCACTTAATGGCGGTCAACTTAACCTCAGCAACTGTACGACTGACTACGGTCGGTATGGTCTGATTGCTGACGGTAAATCCTCCAGTGCAATCTTTACTGCCTCAGCCACGGCTGCTGCCTCTACTGGAGACCTGTTCTTCACTATTGGTGCTCAGACTGCTGGAGCTGCCTGGCATGGTTCTGCCACACGTCCACAAGACAACATGCTTGTGACGATTGGCTCTAACACTTATCCTGTTAAGTCAGCAACTGCTAATGGTGCTGGGTGGGATGTCTACATCGAGAACCCTGACCCGACAGCACTTGCAACCAATCTTGGTTTGTCTGCTGCTATTTCTAGTGGTGATGCTGTCAGCTTCTTTTACCGCTCCTATATCTCTACTGGTGGTCACACCTTTGAGTATGTAGGTTCTGGTACTGACTACCGTGCTGATCCAGCTAACGGTGGCGTTCCTATCGAAGCCAACCAAGTTAAGAGTCTGAACAACGGTAAGGTGTGGCAGTCAAGCACTGACCACAACGGTAAGTTCAAAGTTGGTGATACGTTCTCTGTTGACCAACGTACTGGTCAGGTAAACATCAGTCTTGATGCTTATCGACCTGAACTTGTTAACGACCTAAGTCCTCAGCTTGGTGGTGATCTTGATGTCAATAACAAGGATATTACAGGTACGGTCAAACTAAACGGTCTGATTTATCCGTCTGTTGACGGTGCCGTTGATCAAGTCTTGAAGACTGACGGTAGTGGCAATCTGAGCTTTGTCGGCATCACATCACTGCAAGGCGCTGGGATGCAGAACCTTAGTGACGACAGCACACCACAACTTGGTGGTCAGCTCGATGCTGTTAATAACAAGATCGTCAACCTTGCGTCTCCTACAAGTAATAACGACGCAGCTAACAAAACTTATGTCGATAATGCTATCGGCAACATTGATGCAGCTTTTATCGAGACTGCTCAAACCCTTGCTGCTGATAAAACCATCAGTGCAAATGTAAATGCCGCTTGTGTCGGTCCAATCGCAGTCGATTCAGGCGTCACGCTGACTGTTGGTGCAAACTCTAAACTCGTCGTTCTTAACTAATCATGGCTTACGGAAAAATTAAAGCAGATACTCTTACCTGGGACAACGCAGGTACAGATACTGACATCACTATTAGCGGTATTCCTACCGCTGCACAGCTTGCAGCAAAACAAGATGCAGATGCAACCATCGTTAAGACTGGTGTAGAGCAAACCTTTACTGCTGGTCAGCGTGGAGAGATTACAGAGCTTGCTGCTGGCACTTCTTTCACTATTGATCTTGACGCATCCAACAACTTCCTGATTCAACCCAATGGCACCTACACGGTGACTCTGAGCAACGTCAGCGGTGCTAAAGGTCAATGTGGATCTATCTTCATCAAACCCACCGCAACTGCTGCTAGCGGCTCATTCCCTACCACGATGAAGTTTGTTGGTGGTGCAGCTGGCATCACCTTGACTGGCACCAGTGGTTCTATTGATCGTATCGATTACATCGTCCAAGACGATAGCGCAGGCTATGAGTGTCTCACCTGCAACTTTACTGCCAACTACGAAGCTTGATATATGCCAGTATTTAATAACGCCTTGGCCGGTGCTTCCGGTCAGGGCAGCGGCGGCTATGTAATTGAAAAGAGCCTTAGGTTTAAAGGCGGTTCTGACGCTAGCTTAACCAGAACTCCTACAACAGCTGGTAGTTCATCTGCTTTTACTTTAAGTACTTGGGTTAAACGCAGTCTTTCAACGACTTACGAGTATTTGATGTGGACAACTACATCGTTTTATATTAATTTTACAAATACCGATAAAATTAATATCGCTCTTTATGCACCGGATGGGTCTAGTTGGGCTGTAATTGCAACTTCGCAAGCAAGGTTTAGAGACCCTAGTGCTTGGTATCACATTGTTGTTTCTCTAGATTCATCAGCAGGAACTGCTAATTCCGATAGACTCAAGTTGTGGGTTAATGGTAAAGAATCTCCCCTGGATTATACAGCTTATTGGGGTGGTTTGATTACAGGAAATGTTAAAGACGTTAATACCACAATAGAGCATGAAATTGGCGCTCGCAATCCCTACCCTTGTGATTTTTACCTTGCTGATTATTATTGGATTGATGGTCAAGGTTTGACCCAAAATGACTTTGGTGAATTTGACGACAACAACGTCTGGCAAGCAAAGGAGTTTACCGGAACATACGGTACTAACGGCTTCCACCTCGACTTCTCCGACACAAGCAGCACTGCTGCGCTTGGATTTGACGCCAACGTAGAAGGCACTAGGTACAGCGCCTTTGTGACTGGTTTTCAAAGTAGCCATCCTCCCGCAAATATGTTTGATGGTTCTACATCGACATTTACTCTAGGTGCGAACAGTGGAGGCATTATGACCTTCACTCCTGGAACGGCTATCCCTTACGCAGCAGCTAGCGGCGGTGTCGAACTTTATCTGCACCCTGGCTCACAACCAGACAGATTTCGGATCAATGGTGGTAGTTGGGTCAACCAAACAAACCAAGCAACAGGCGGCTGGCAAACAATTTCTACAGGTGATGGAAGTATCACCAAAATCGAGTTCCAGGATCAAGCTACTTCTGAAGCAGTCGTTTACGCCATCCGTGTCAACGGAACAATCCTGACTGATCCGTCTGGAGCGAATGACTGGACGGTAAATAATGTTAACGGTTTGGGTAACGGCACTAAGTATCGCACTCTGGAGCTGAGTGCAAACCATCCCTCTGGTGTTGTTTCTCAGCGAGACAATGCTTTTGACGCAGCTCGGATTGCTACTTACGTAAATACAAACACATGGGCGATCACCAATACAGCTTGGTTGGGATCTTACGCTAATGGATATGCTGAAGCGAGATGGATACCTGTCGGAGGATATGCAGTAACTAGCTCTTTGAGAGTTTATTTTGGTGTCTATAGCAATGTATCACGTAGAACGACTCTTACGATTACTTATACCGATGGCACTACAGAGTCAAGCCCACAGTTTTCATCTGGTATCAATAACTGGATGACTTTGTTTACTGCAAGCAATGCTGCAGGCAAGACAATTCAAAAAATTGAGATAACTAATCCAGACACTACAAATATTCAATTTGGTGGTTTTGTTATTGATAACGTTATTGTTGAATCTTTAAATGTAGATACTGACGTTCTGCGTGACGTACCAACAAACGGCGATTCGTCAAATGACACTGGTGCGGGCGGAGAAGTCAGCGGGAACTACTGCACATGGAACCCCTTAGCAGAGCAGGGAAGCGACTCAATTACTTTGTCAAACGGCAACTTAACTGCCACTGTTGGCTCAACAAGAAGCTCGTTTTTTGGAACGATGGCTCTAGAAGGCAAAATTTACTGGGAAATTGTCTTTACTGGCGGTGCTTATGTGTTTGGCATGGCGGATGCAAGTATGTTCAACACTACGGCAAATACAGCTCCAAACAGATTTATTGGCGAGACCTCTACATCTTGGGGTATTGGCGATGACGGCACTGTTTACAACAATGGTGCAAGTCAAGGCGCTGAAACATCATGGACAAATGGTGATGTCATGGGGTGGTCATACGACTCAAGCAACGGTGCGATCAAGATCTATAAAAACGGCACTTTGAACGGATCTTATACGGCATCAACTGCAAATACTTATTTCCCTGCCGCAACACTTTTAACTTCTGGAGCGTCAGTTGACGCAAACTTCGGCCAACGCCCCTTTGCCTATAGCGCCCCAACTGGATTTAAAGCGCTATGCACAACGAACCTTCCCGACCCGACGATTGCCGATGGTTCGACGGCATTTGATGCTGCACTATGGACCGGAAACGGCACTTCGCAATCAATATCAGGACTTGAATTCAGCCCAGATCTTGTCTGGGTTAAAGGGAGAAATGCGGCTAATGGTCATAACTTGCAAAACACAATTAGCGGAACAGGTAAGTTTCTGCAAACACATACCACTAGCGCAGAAGGCTCTAACACTACAAAGATTACTGCGTTTAACAGCGACGGTTTTTCGCTTGGAAGCAATGCCGGAGTCAATAACAACAATGACACTTATGTCGGCTGGGCTTGGGACGCTGGTGATGATGCTAACCCGGTCAGCAACACTGACGGCAGCCAAACTTCACAGGTTAGAGCAAATCCAACGGCTGGATTCAGTATTGCTACTTTCAACACGCCAGATCCATCTGCACAGTTTACTTATGGGCATGGATTAAATGCTGCTCCTGAATTTGTGATCCATAAGTTTACTGGCTGGAACAGTAACTGGTACTCATATCACAAATCCATAGGCCAAAAATACATTAACCTAAATGATACTGGCGCGGCAGCAACAAATGAGTTTACGACTGGACCAACATCTAGTGTTTTTACATATCCTTCGTCGCTAATTGTTGGACCTAACTATCCAATGGTGGCTTTCTCGTTTACTTCTGTCGAAGGCTATAGCGCGTTTGGTTCGTACACCGGCAATGGTGTAACCGATGGTCCGTTTGTATATACAGGATTTAGACCTGCATTTGTCCTTTACAAAAGAACAGACAGCACAAGTGATTGGTATCTAGATGATTACAGGAGAGATGGTTACAACTTTGCCAACAAAAATCTATACGCAAACCTTTCTGCAACAGAAAGTAGTGGAGCTTTTACAGATTTTCTATCTAATGGATTTAAGCTGCAGACCTCATCCTCGCTAAGAAACGCAGCCAGCGGTACATATATCTACGCCGCATTTGCTGAACACCCCTTCCAAGCCAATGGTGGGCTTGCACGCTAATTAACTATTTACTATGTTACAACTTAATGGTAAGACCCTGCAATACGACAGGGCATTTGTTCATGACGGGATGCAATATCCCGCTAATTGGCTGCGCTTGACCTCTTTGGAGGAGAAGCAAGCCATTGGTATCGTTGAAGTCTCGGCGACCCCTGCGGCCTCTTGGGACCAGCGTTTCTACTGGGGTGTTGATAACCCCAAAGATCTCGACCAACTCAAAGAAACCTGGACTGCAAAGGTCAAGGAAACCGCAAGCTCCCTGATTACACCTACCGACTGGTATGTCGTTCGTCAGGCTGAGAACAGTGCTGCTGTCCCTGCTGAGGTGCTCTCCCGTCGTGGTGAGATCCGCACGTTGAGCGGTGAGAAAGAAACTGCTATCGCTGCCTGTGCAGACGTTGCAGCCCTTGCTGAGTACGTGACTGGTTCTGAGTACAGCCGGTGGGAACCACTGCCGGAACCTGAGCCGGAGCCTACGCCTGAGCCAGAACCTACTCCAGAACCCACTCCCGAACCTACCCCCGCTGAAGAATGATCGCCCTTATCCGTCCACTTCTGTTTTCGTTTATCAACTCAGACAAAGTCAAGCGTTTGATTGTTGACTTGCTTACCAAATTGGCTGAGCAAACAGACAACTCTGTAGACGACGAAGCCGTCAAGTTTATCGAACGCGGCTTGTTCGGTGGACCAGTGGCCTGAGCCCCCGTCATTTCCCTCTCTAACGCTTCCAGAAGCGCCTGGAATGCCTGCGCCGGTCCTAGAAATACCAAGGGCTAACATCCCTAGTTACAAGCCCCTTGTAGTCCCTCCTAGCGACCTGCGTCCACCTCCAGGTATCAGAGGAAATAACGAAGATAAACAGCCAGACAAGGCTCAATCAAAAGCTAAACCACCTCAACCAAAAGAGGTGCAAATGATTGACGTGCCATTTACGGATGTAGAAGTCCCAATGCCGTCAACCGAAATAATGACTGCAGCAGCTACAACAGCTTTTATTTCTGTAGCTGCCACCCTTACTGCTACATCTCTTTTTAAATACCTTGTAATGGTAATGAAGCCCCTACTTAAGCAGGCATGGAGCAAATTAACAAAGAAGAAAAAAAACCCTTCTTAAAAAAGGTAAAAGAACACGCAGAAAAGGATATTGAAATCCTTGGGACTTTCGTTCGCCTTGGTGTTGTGGTTTGGAGTGGTTTTATTATCACTCTTAACTACGTAGATATTCCTATGATTAAAAAAGGTCAAAGTGGTGGCGACATTACTTTTGTAGCTAGTGTCTTTACAGGCGCTTTGGCTACTTTTGGCCTAAATACTTCTAATAATAGATCTAAACCCGACGACGATTTAAAGAAAAAAGACCCATGAAGAAACTACTAATTCTTTTGTTTTTGGCTGCACCTGCTGCTGCCCAGCAAGTAACCCCTAACTTTACTCAGGGGTCCATGCAATCAACCACTACTACCACCGTCGATATTGATCGCACTATCGAAACAAATATCTATGGTGGCGATTATCAATCATGGAGCGGAACAAACGTCACCCCCAGCGGGGATATTTTGGATTCTGCTACGACTTATTCCGTAACTACTGCAGGAGAACAGTTTCAACTAGAGATTGTAGATCGCACAGCGGGAGTCGTAGAGAACATCGTCATCGACGAGGTTATCCAACAGCAATCCACCACTACCTCGCTATCAGTCTTCTCTCAGTAACGCCTGCGTTTGCAGCAGAAGATCCCACAGTCCATAACAGCTCTAATCCCGTAGCAGCAGCAACGGGCAATGTGACTAATCAGGCGGTGCAGTTCCAAAACAATGGTGCACCGTCTCGTCAGTACTTTGCCAATAACGTCAGTTGTAACGGGGCTACAATGCAGCTTAGCCCGTTTTATATGGGTAACGACACTATCCCACAAGAATCAACGGGATATGTCCGCAACAATAACTTTGGTATGCAGCTCAACTTTAGTGTTCCGCTTGACGGAAGCATGATTGAGCTTTGCAAAAGCATCGCTAGAAAACACGAACAGAAACTACGTCTTGATTACGAACTTGTTCGTGCTCTTAAATGTACGGAAATCATGAAAGCTGGGTTTATGTTTAGACCTGGCAGTCGTGTTGAAGTTCTTTGTCATGACGTAATACCAATAGTGGCTAATGACAAAAAAGAAAGCGACGGAGGATCAGTTCAATGAACTGCATAACCTCGTCACTAAGGAGTTCTTAGCCCGTATCAAATCGGGTGAAGCGACAACTCAAGACTTAAAAGCAGCGTGTGATTGGCTAAAGACTAACGACATCAGTGGTGTTGCTTATGACGGCAACCCCTTGTCGAAACTTGCCAATGTCATGCCTGAAATAGACCCAGAAATGGTACAGCGGAGGCTTTATGGAAAAGCGCTTTAGCGGTCCTAAATATAAAAACGGGAATCACAAATCCCAACAAAAGGCATACAACAGAACACCAAAGGGTAAAGCACTGCGTGTAAACGCAAATCGACTACGCCGTCAACTGAAGATCCGCAAAGGCGATCCACGTGATGCTGCTCACTACAAAGGCAGCACTACAAAAGGACGACCTCAAGCGAGATCGAAAAACAGAGCTAGCCGTACTAAATGACCCCTTTACTTCCAACTCCTGATCACTACCTATACAACCTAATAACCATGACGTCTCCTGAAGCTAAGCGCCTTTGGAGGCGCAGCATCAAAGAACACTTCGGATGCACATGTGTTTATTGCGGAATTACTTATGAATTACATGAACTCACTCTTGATCACGTACATCCTCGCAGTCTTGGGGGTGAAGACATTTCATCGAATGTCGTACCAGCGTGTACCTGTTGTAATCAGGACAAAGGAAGTAACCACTGGCGCTCTTGGATGAGAGCCCGTTTTGGAATGAATTTACTTAGGGAAGGATTGATTCTTTCCCACATCTCATAAACCACAACTAATAAATACCGCGCTCCGAAAGGGGCGCTTTTTTTATGTCTATACGTCCCACTGAATTAAGCTGGGCTAACTATAAAAAAGCAGCTAAACATTTAAAGCTTGTTAAACCAGGCATTACGCCCCAACAAATCATTGGTCGTATAGGTTATCCCCTTAAAAACGGTCAACGTATTTTTATTACCTCTGATGGTAAAGGTGGTGTTAAACAAAGGCAACGTACAGCGCACGATGCACGTAATGCATTACGCCAAAAACGTCGTCGTATTCAAACAGGTCAACTCACCCTTGAGCAGTCTGTTGAATCACGTCAAAAAAAGGACAACATTAGAGCACAAGGTCTAGAGGCAGATCATTTTAATGAAATTGCTTTTATAGGCGAGCAATTAGAACGTTTAGAACGCTCTGGCGGCGATGTTCAAGCTGCCTTGCAGAGGCTTCGTGATGCTGGTTATGCCTTAGGTGATAATCCTGACAACTTGCAAGGTCTTTCTCCAGAGGATAATAAAGCAAAGTACCAAGATTCGAAAAGTCTACAAAATTATCTTGGTAGCCGCGAAACCTTAGGCCAATCTCCCTCTGCTCGTAATACCAACCTTATCGTTACCGGAGAAGACTTGTCTCAACGTACGACAAGTTTTCCTCAACAAAATCAAGGCTCACTAACCACTACAAGTGGTCAAGTCAGGTATACACCTGACGTACTTCCAGGCTTTGACACTTCTGAACAACCTGGACCCTCTGTTACCGCTGCTCCTGGTACGTATTCATCGCCTCAGGTGATGGAGACAAATGGCAACGGGAACGGTTACGAGAATGGGAACGGGAACGGTTACGAGAATGGGAACGGGAACGGGAACGG